CTACCGGACAGGAGCCGGTACCGACGACAGCATCATCGCGGCCCACGGTGTAGGCCACAACGTCGACGCCGCAGGCTTCGAGGGACGGGCTGAGTTCATCACCGTCACCGTGTTCGATCGGACCAACCAGCCCGTCGAGGTCGCCCGCTTCGCTCGGAGCGAGGTCGTGGCGGTGGTGCAGGGTCACCAGACCATGACGCGCACCCGGGCCAAGAAGTGACCGCCCTGTTCGACAGGCCGCACCCGGCGCACCGAGGCGACGAGTCGGTCATGTGGTTTGGGACGCTCCTCGACGGCGACCTGTACGTGATCTATGCCAACGCCAACGGGCGGATCAGCGTGTGTCCTGCCAGCGAGATAACCGCTGACGTACGCTACGTCGCCGACCTGTCGAAGGTCGCCGGTAGCGGACGCACAGGTGCCGGCTGGGTCGACCTCGAGGATCTGACGCCGAAGCCAGACGCCGTGGTCGACCTCGGCGACCACATGACGCCCCAGAAGCTCGAGGAGATCGGTGGGCCAGAGGAGCTTGCCCAGAAGGCCGCCAAGGCCCTGATCGAGGGCAAGGACTACATCACCGATCGTGAAGGCCACAAGTACGACGTCAACACCCTGCGAGAGATCCCCGACTAGACAGCGTGCGGTAGCATCCGCGACGAGACTCTCTCATGGGGTGCTCAGGGGCGGTTGGGAGGGCGGAGCGATCCGCCCTCTCACCATAGGTGGGACATGACGACTCTCAAGTACGACTACACCGCGATGCGCACCCGCTTCGTCTCGGCTGAGCCCGAGATGTCGGTCACCGCCGTGGCGGAGGAGTTCGGCGTCGTACCGACGGCCATCTCGACGATCACCCGCCGCGCCAAGGCCGAGGGCTGGCACGACCTGCGCGAGAAGCGGATCCAGAGGGTCGACCAGAAGCTCGTCGACGGCATCGCCGACCGGGAGGCCACCCGCCGTCTGCGACGCATGGCTGTCGAGGACAACGCCCTCGAGGCGATCGACGAGGCCATCACCAAGATGCGCGCCGACATGAAGCGGACCAAGAAGGAGAAGGACCCGGAAACGCAGGAGTACATCGAGGTCCCTGCTGTAACGTACCGCCCGGAACAGGTCGTCCAGCTCATGGACCGCATCAAGGGGCTCTTCGATGGCACTGCCCCAGCAGGGGACTCCACCACGAACCTCACGCAGGTCAACTTCGGAGACTTTGACCCAAGCCGGGAAGATCATCGTGCCCTCGCGGCCCAGATCGTCGAACACACTCGAGGAGCTGGCGGACCTTCCCGACGATCAGCGGGAAGCTCTCCGCTCCCAGATGCTCCGGGCGCTGTCGAAGACGAATGGCCCTGAGGGCGTCCTCGCTCTCGGCGAGCTGACGCAGGGATACGTCCCGCAGCCGCATCACGCCGAGCTGATCAAGCTGGCGCTCGACGCCATCTACACCCGGACCCACACGCTCATCCTCGAGCCCGCCGGCGCGGCCAAGACGACGTGGGGCGACACCATCCTGCTGAGCTGGCTCGTCGGCATGTTCCGCAACGTCCGGGTGGGCCTATTCAGCCAGACGGCCGAGTTCAGCGAGGCGTTCTCGGGCGCGATCATGGGGATGATCGAGGGCAACGACGAATATCGGGCGGTATTCGGCGACCTGATGCCTGTTGGGCGCGGAAAGTGGACGATCAAGGGATGGCACGCGCGAGGGTCGCGCTGGGTCGAGTCGAAGGACTTCACGCTGTTCGCCGGCGGCACGGGCGGTCAGGTCGCCTCGAAGCGCTTCGATGTCCTGCTGTGCGACGACATCTTGGGCGAGGAGAACACGCTCACCCCTGAGCAGCGCGAGAAGGTCCAGACGTGGTTCATCAAGTCGCTCTTCCCGCGCCTCGTGTCGAACGGCGTGTGCATCGCCTTCGGCACGCGCTGGGCTGAGGACGACCTGTACGCCACGATGATGAAGCCCAAGGACGAAGGCGGGATGGGCTTCAAGACGATCGTCAAGAGCGCGGTCGTCGACGTCGAGACCAACGAGCCGGTCGACTTTGACGAGACGCCCCGAGAGCGTTGGCGCAGCTACTGGGAGTCGGTCTGGCCGCTGGAAACCCTGCTCGAGCGCCGAGGCATGAACGCCGCCCAGTTCGACTGCACCTACCAGAACAACATCGAGGGCCTCGTTTCGGGCGATACCTTCCAGAAGGTCTGGTTCCGCTGGTACGGCACCCCTGACGGTGATCCGGATGAGGAGCTGCCGACGGACGCGACCTACACCAAGCGGATGGGCGTGGACCTCGCGTCGTCGGTCAAGACGCGCGCCGACTGGACAGCCCGGGTGACTACCGCTGAGCAGTGGAACACCGGCGACTTCTACGTCATGCAGGCGTACCGCGACAAGATCCCGGCAGGGCACGACGAGTTCATCGATCAGGGCTACCAGCAGATCCCGGGCATCGGCCTCGTCATCTGCGAGAACCAAGCGTTCCAGAGCACCGTCATCACCACGGTCATGAACGAGAAGCCCCACATCCCGATCGTCGGGCGCAAGACCGATACCGACAAGCGTACCCGCGCGAAGGGCGTCGCCGAGAAGTTCAAGTACGGCAAGGTCTACCTGCACCGGTCCCTGAAGGACTCGTGGTTCGAGCGCGAGCTGCTCGCCTTCGACGGCGTCAGGGGCCACGACGACGGTGTCGACGGGCTCGGTTTCAGCATGGAGCTGATGGGCGGAAGCTTCTTCTTCGGGGCTGTGCCGTCTAGGTAGCCGTGTATAGTGCGCGCCATGGCGGAGATCGAGTTCGCTGACGGCGTCCGCACGGTCGACGACGTCTACGTCGAACCGATCATGAAGGTGACCGATGGGGCACCGGAGCGTCATCCGTTCCAGCCGGTGATGGACCGTATGGCGACCTACTTCGGGGACAAGATCGTCCGCGAGACGGTCGACGACATGGTCAAGGAGCACCTCCGCCAGTGGGGCTGATCGGTCAGCAGCTCAGTCGTGCCGTACCCGTCCAGCGCGCTCGCACAGGAGCAGCGTCGACGGCTGCCATGTCCGCGACCGCGTCAGGCCTCACCGCCAATCGCCGGGAGCGCCCGTCCGGAGCGCAGCTCTATCGAAGCTGGGCCGTCCACGGCGAGCTGGTGCGCGCCGCCCTCGACGTGAAGATCGGCCAGCTCACCAAGGCCGAGTGGGACCTCGTGCCGTTCGACCGGACAGGCCGCACGCCTGACGTCGGGCTGATGAACAGGATGAAAGAGATCCTGATGCAGCCCAACCCGGGCGAGGACGGGCTGGACACCTTCTTCCAGCAGCTCGGCGAGGACCTGTTCACGCTCGACGCAGCTCCGTTCGAGAAGGAGCGCCTCGTCCGCGGTGAGGTCATCTGGCTGTGGCCTGTCGACGGCAACCACATCGGTGTCGACAAGCTCTGGAACGGCGACCCCAACATGCCGCGCTACTTCTACCAGCCGGCGGTCGACGTGAACGTGCCCTTCCGCAACACGGACATGGGCTACATCAAGATGCATCACCGGACGAACAGCGTGATGGGCATCCCGCCGCTCGAGACCCTCAAGCACGCCGTGACGGCCGAGCTGAATGGCTCGATGTACAACGACAAGCAGGTCACGCAGGCGGCACCCGACGGGATCATGGACCTCGGCGAGAATGCCCGACCGGATCAGGTCGAGAGCTTCAAGGCGCTCTGGAACACGCTGATCGCCGGCAAGTCGATGATGGCGTTCTGGGGCGGCACCAAGAGCGCCAAGTTCATCCCGTTCAAGAACAACAACCGGGACATGCAGTTCATCGAGTGGCAGGAATACCTCGTTCGCAAGATCTGTGCAGTCCTGCATCTGTCACCGCAGGACCTCGGCTTCAGCTTCGACATCAACAAGTCGACGGGCGAGGTCCAGCAGGCCATGACCGACGACCGGACCCTGTTCCCCCTCGCGCGCGTGCAGAACGTCATGACCAGCCAGTTCTGCTGGGACCCGGCATGGGGCGGCCCGTCCAACAACATCGCGTTCCGCTTCACGGCCGTTACCGATCGTCAGTCGAAGGCTCTGGCCGAGACCCAGAAGCTGACCCTCGCGGGGATGCCGTCGGAGACCGTCAACGAGGCACGCCGGCGTCAGGGCAAGTCGCCGATGGGCGATCCCAACTCCGAGGAGAACCCGTACAACAAGCTGATGGCGAACACGCCTCAGGGGCTCGTCCTGCTCGAGGACATCCCGACCGCCCGGGAGCTGGCGATGCGCAAGGTGCCCAAGCCCGGTGAGACCGCGGGCCCGCCGGCGACGACCAAGCTCCTGATCGAGAAGGCATTCGAAGCCCAGCCCGACCTCGTCGAGATGATCAAGGCTCTGCCGACCCCCCAGACGCCTGACGTCTCCGTCACGGGCCCGACGATCAACATGCCCGAGATCAAGATCCCGGACGTGAAGGTCGACGTCCTGCCGCCTGACGTGAAGATCGACGTCGCCCCGCCCGAGATCAAGGTCGAGGCACCGATCGTCAACGTCAGCCCGCCCGAGGTGAACGTGGCGGTCGACACGACCGACTTCGTGCGCGCTCTCGACGACCTGCGCGCTGGCCTTGAGCATGTCCAGCGTCCTATCGTTCGACGCGAGGTCATCCGGGATGCGAACGGTCGCATCACCGAAGTCGTCGATCACCGTGAGGAGGAGTGATGCCCGGCGTCCGAGTCCAGCACCCGACCGAGCGAAACGTGCGCTACACGGTCGTGGAGCCCACCATCCCCTATCAGGAGCCGTACCAATGCACGCCGCCTGAGTTCGGCGGATGTGGCTCCGTCCACCTCTTCAAGACGCATCACCTGAACTTGGACGAGTCTGGTGCTGCTATCGTGTCGACCGGCGTCTTTGATCGCATCAAGCCCATCCTCCAGAAGGACGGCTTCTCGATCGGGCAGGAGGTCAAGAAGCCGCCGAAGATCGGCATCGGGATGACCGCCGGAAAGGGCATGACTCCCGGTATCAAGATCGTCCAGAGCAAACATGGCAAGGAGAGGACCTGATGGCGAACGCGCTGTATGTCGCCTTCCGCAACGGCGTTCTGGGGTCGCATGCGACGCGAGTCGACCTCGACGCTGACACGATCAAGGCGGTACTCATCGACCACGGTACGGACACCCCGAATGTCACGACCGACGACTTCTACAACGACATCTCAGCCGGCATCGTCGGATCGCTCAGCTCGGCGCTGACGTCGAAGACGATCGGCACTGTCGCAGCAGGCGTGTTCGACGCCGACAACGTGACCTTCACCGCGGTGTCGGGCAACAGCGTCGAGTCGGTGAACCTGCTCAAGGACACCGGCACCACGTCGACGTCCGACCTGATCGCCTACTTCGACACGGGCACCGGTCTGCCGGTCACCCCGAACGGCGGCGACATCACGGTCACGTGGAACGCGTCGGGGATCTTCACCTTCTGACCTAACCCCCGGGAGGAGCTGCCTCCATGGCTCTGACCGGAACCGATAGAGGCAACGGCACTCATAACACGAGTGCCACGAGTTTCACGCTATCGCCCGCCTCCAACTTCGGGGCGGGCATGGCGGTCCTCTGCGTCGCGGCTGACAACGCCGCGTCTGGCGGGGTCGCGTACGGGACGTTCACCGTCTCGGACAATGCCAGTGGCACATGGACTAGGCGTCAGACGGCGCTGATCGACCCGGGCGCGGCCAACGCCGGTCACGTCGGGGCGATCTTCACCCGCTCAGGCGGGTCGGCGATGACGACGTCGACCGTCATCACCGTGTCCTTCGGTTCGGACAACCCGACGGCCAAGACGTGGACCCTGATGGAGGTTGCCGGCTCGACCGGGACCCCCGTCTACGTCACCGGCAACGTCGGGACCAGCGGCACGGGCACCACCAGCCCGACGATCACCACCACGTCGATCCCGGTCGGCGACATGACGATCGGCATGGTGGCGGTCGAGTCAGGCACGACCCAGACGTTCACCGGGGACGCTGATACGACCAACGGGTCATGGTCGACGCAGCAGACGAACAAGATCGGGTCCACGACATCCGGGTCGGGTATCACGTCCCAACGCAAGGTCCAGACGACCACCGGAAGCACCCAGACCTACAACCCGACACTTGGCATCGCCGGCGACCTGTGTTTGGCGTGGATCCAGATCACCGAGGCTGCCGCCCAGAACCTGACCATCGGCCTGCTGAGCGTGACGGCGTCGTGCTTCAGCCCGGTCGTCGCGATCGTGCAGGTGGCCTCGGTCGGGCTGATAACCCAGACGGCCGCCACCTTCACCC